TGCCATTGAGCCGCCGAGAAATAGCAGCACTGCGAGCGCCAGTAGGCTTTTCAAGCCCTCGGATGCTTGCTCCTTTTCCGCCGGACCTTGGGGCATGCCCACCTCCTACACCGGCATTGCCAATAATGGCTTTCATAATAGCACTGGCCATAGGATTGCCAGTACTTTCCGCTTGTCCATTAGGGTTCAGAGCCGGCCTCGGCATTCCGCTTCCTGCGCTAAGGCCGGGTGGTAATGTGGGATTTGCGCTAATCCCCATTCCAACACGATTGGCAGTAACAGCAGCACCCAATCCAGGAGACGCACTAGCCCTAGACATTCTGCTCTCCTATTCCATAGCCAAGATTATTCGGCTCAATAACCGGACTCTTGGTTTGCGCCGTTGTCGCCAGGGCTTTTGTATGACCCCTTAGAAAGTCGACGCGCAATGGCGGCATTCTTTGGGGCGTTATTGTTGTTCCCAGATCCTGGAGTTTTCGCGCCTCCCGAAGCAAGCTTTCCGGCAACTGTCCCACCGGTGTCTCGTTTCTTTGCAGCGGCTGCCTGGATAGCTGCGAATCCATTATTGTCAACCATTCTAGATGATCCCCGCATCCTGCTTGAGCTTGGCCGCGTAAACACAGTCATTCAGCGTCATTACATTCAGCTGAGCTTGAGTGTAACTCTGACTAAGGAGATAGGTCTCCAGGGAGGTCCGGTCATTGTAAGTGGCCGGAGTAGAAAGCTTGGTCGAGTTCGCAACATGTCCAGACGCACCCGAACGAGTTCTAACAGGGCCGAGGAATGGATTCATCTCCTCGACTTGACCTTGCTTTGCAGTCATTCTAAGCCGCCTCCATCTGCGTTAAGGGATTCTGCGTCAATCCGGCGCCTTGAATGGCACCACCCGGAGGTGCGCTTTCTGCTCCTCCTGGATTTCCTTCGCCCGGTCCAGCACCCATTGGCGGCATTGTCTGTGCTTGCAATGCCCGCTGATGCATCGAAACGTGCTCCTCAAAAAGCTGCTTAACCTCTGGGGAGAGGTTTTCGAATTGCTGGCTTTTCCGGAACTTATTGTGAGCGTCAATATGAACCGCATGGTTATCCCAAGTATTAACCGGCACAATCGGCGGCGGATTGCCGCCCGGGGGCAATGGCTGCTGAGTATTCGGGTCGTAAAGACCGATCGGCTGCATTGTATTCGGGTCACGTGCAACGAAAGTCTGGAGATAGCCACTCAGGTTGTCCTGAGTGACTGCTGCCATCTTCAGGTTTTCTCGACGAGCCTGAGCAATGTCAATCTGGATCTCTTCGTAAAGCTTCTGGACTCCGCCCATTTCCATAAGCTCTAGACCCTTTTGCGGATCGATGAAGCCGAGCTTCATGAGATCCATTATGAGCGACTGCTTTGCAGCCTTACTCATAGGCAATGCAGAGCCAGACTCGACAATGAGGTCGCTATTCCCACGAAGGTCGCTACCCAGTAAGGTCTGAACGTCAAAGCTGCCATCAACACCGACTATCTTTACCGTCCGTGCCGTGTCCCAATACTGGTTCACGTAGGAAAGCACCTTAAAGCCAACATCTTCAATGGCTTCTTCAAGGTTGTCGAATGCCGTTGCACGCATAGAATCGTCTTGCTCTTGAAGATAGCTAATCGCCGTCGCCGACGTCACTCCCGGGGGAACTTTTCCCTTGGAAATGTCATGCTGACCACTGATATCCTGAAAGTCATTCTTGATGACTTCCAGTTCATCGATAACATACGTCGGGAGTGGTGTCAAAGGAATGGGCTGCGGCGGATTGAAGCCAGGCGTGTACAGAATAACCTGGCCCGGTTCAGTAGTAATCATTGCTGGTTCAATACTACCGCGAGGCGCAATGAGCTGAGGCTTTGCCATCCTATTCTTAGCCTCAATAATCTGACCACGCGTGCGGTTGTATTCCCGTTGCAAAGGAATGAGGTCAGTGACCATTCCCTCGCCGTAATGGCGACCAGTCGAGATGTAATCTACCTTGGTGAAAGGGAATCGGTTGTGTTGATAGGGCCAGCCTTCCCAGGCTTGAATGATTTGTCCCCCCACAACCGTAAGCATTCCTCCGTTGGGGAGAAGTTTACTAGCTCCTGGCTTAACCCAAACATCGAGACAGAGGACATTCGCACGTTTAGCGTCAACCGACCCGATAAGATTAAGAAAGGAGTCTGATATGATGTCAGCTGCGGCAGCAGTATCCGGGACGATATTGATGTCTCCAATAAGTGGCCCGTACTTAAGCTTTGCCGCTTCAAGGTCCATTGCCGAGACGTGGATGACATAGGGTTGAGCCTCCAATTCCTCAGCCATGAGATCAGGAACAAGCAAATGGAATGGCGTCAGAACGTCAAAGCACATGTCACCCTGCTGGTCGCTATCCCGGTCAACCTCATTCATGTCCCAATAGCACTGAATGTAGGACGTGCCAGTAATGACACTCCAGAAAGTAGCGCGTCGAATGACCGTCCGCAGCTTCTTTCGGCGATAAATACTTTCCCAGACCTGCTCCCCCGCCTGCGCGGCGAAAAGGTCACGATCATCACTGCTTGCCGGAATAATGGAAACGCTAGGCTTTGTAGAGGTCAGGACGGCTACCTCTTTGCGAACGGCCGGACGAATCATATTCGTGACTGGCCTTGCGCGATAGTACGGGGCAGGAGGAACATAGAGCCTTGTTCCCGCGCCACCAGCACCGGCGGTAGAGCCGACTGGCAAATACATTGCATTTTGCTGCCCGAAAAAGAAGGCGAGGGCCAAGTACCATTTCCTTTCCTCCTTTGCGCGAGCAGAGCGGCACTTTGTGTACTGCTGCATTACCCAGCTCAGGTACTTCACATGCATGTCGCCATCACGGCGGAGCTTTCCAAGCAAGTCATTCGTATTGTTGATATGGCTGTCATTCGCCTTCGGTGGAGGAGTCGGGTTCATTGCACCCGGCTTGCTGATCTCCAGCGGCATAATGCTCATTCGTTATCCTCCCTTCCAAACATGTCATTCTGCCCTCCCCCAATGAGATCGCTCAGAAGCGCCGCCGCCTCATTGTCGTCCTCTTCAAAGATTGTCTCACCATAACCCGGAGTTCCGAAAGCCTGCATTCGCAGCGCTTCCGTGATATCATCTCGGGGGATGTAGTCAGACGAGGTCGTCAAGAATGGAGCCACCGGAACGACGCTTTGCACTGGCTGGCTTTCCAGATTCTGTTGAGTCACCTGTTGCATTCCCGCGAACATTGGAAAGTCCCTTGCCGTCATCAGGTTCAGCATTGTCTGGACCCTCCGACTTTCCACTCTCCACAACGTTTCCAGGAACTTCCGGCTCTCCGTGCTCACTCTTATACTGTGCAGCATGAGCAGGATCGACAGGCTTAAAACAACGGTGATTAGAAAGCATACCAAGAGCAGTGCGGAGGGCGTCATTCTCGACCTTCAATCCGATGTTTTCAGTTTCAGCCGCAACGCCAGCATTCGCAACTTCAGTGTATTGCGCTGGCGAGAGAAAGCCCAGTGTCTTGGCAATCTCGATAAAACAATTCGTGCAGATGTAAACAACGCCATACCAATCGAGATCTAAGCCAGTGTCAATGAACTGACGCTTTCCGTCTTCATTGTGCCCAATCCCACAGAATGCGCACTTACTCGGAAGACTGTACGGCTGATCCAGAACTCGGAACCGACTGCTTGTCGGAACCCTTATCGTCAGCTTTTCCATTCGCGTCGTCACTCTTCTTTTCCTCCACTACTGGCTCTTCCTCGCCAAAAAAGTCGGACAGTACCATCTCTGCTGTGCGTGCGATAGCATTCCGCTGACCGAGTCCGGCCGCGCTTGCCATCTTTCTTTCCACAATGGCTTTGAACTCATCCATTGCAGCCATCTTGTCCACGGCGCCCGGACCATCGAAGAGAGCTCGGTGCATGTCCTGAATGGAGAGCTCGTGATAGGTCTGGCAATGGCTGCACGGGAACCACCACGGCAAGAGATTCCGCGCAAACACAACGTCTTCAGGATGACTTCCAACGTAATGGATAGCTTCCCGAACTCGGCTGCGAATGTAGTCCAGGTCCCCTAGGTGAAAACCCACTGCGTTGTACGTATTGCAATTCGGGGATGTGTAGTTCGACATTCTTCCTCCTCTAAGTAATGATGGTATGCTGTGCGTCAACTAGAAAATCCCACCCATGTATTCGTCAATAACTTCCCACTGGGCGCCATTCTGGCTAGCTGGATTGATAACCCACTGATTGCCTTCGGCGACTCTCTTTTCCCTTGCGAGTCCCTCGTCGTATCGCGGCTGATCGATTGGCTGACCCTTCGGACTGCCAGCGAATTGCTGCTTCCAGGAGTCGTCTTTCCTTTCCCCTGGCAGCTGAGGCCCGAGATCTGGCATCATTGTAAAGAAGTAGCGCGCGCTATCCGGAGCGTGGTCATCTTTCTTGTGGATAGCATCCATCTTGTTGTGCTGGTTGGCTACCTTCTTCGAGGTATAGCTTTTCCAGCGAAGCCGCGCAAGCTCCTTGATGAGATACATGCAGTTACCGTAGATAGTCCACTTCGGCGGGCTGCCATTCACTTCGCGTAGATACTGGTTCATTCGCGAGATACCGGATGCAACGTCATTATTCCCCAGCGTGAAAGGAAGCCCCTGAATCTGGTATTCCTGTTGGACGCTGGTACCAGTAGTTTCTTTACGCTGTCCACACGCAGGGTCACAAACATAGATGTCAGGCTTGAAGCCGTGCGCTGCATTCATTCCATGGATCTTGTCTGCGTGCTGCTGGACTGTCCATTCTCGCTGGTAATGCTCCGCAAACGTAATGACATCGTTATTAGC